ATTATTGTTCCAAAGACGACAAAATGGAAAGATTGTTTACAAGGGATTGATGATGCGCAAGCTGATGATTCTGTTGTGAATTATCACGTCAGTTATTTTCCTAAATATATGGAAATAGGAGATAGGATTTTTGTTGTTTGGAATGGGTTTGTAAGAGGTTGGATGTTATTAATAGACATGGTTTATAGAGAGGGTTTTGTTTGTGCATCGACCAATAGATGCTGGCCAGAAGGAAAATATCTGGTGCGTAGTGGGCCCTTTCATGTTGTTGATGGACCTCCTATGAGATGCTTTAGGGGGATTCATAAAATGCCGGAAAATACTTTTTAGATGGTAAATCTTATTTATAGGAACTAATAGGGGAGGAATTTCCTAAATGACAAATGAGACTGATTCTAGGATTGCTTCGTTACTTATTTTAATCTTAATATATTGGATGTGCGATTTGAAAGACTTCAAGATCTAACTGAACAGGCCTCAAACTTGGTTGGATTTTCATCGCGCAAAGACTTTGAAAATTTTTGGTTAAAGCTTGGCCAGTTTTGGAAAATAAATTCATGGGTATTAGTATATGACTTTGTTGTCCTAAAATAGATTGGTAGCGGTATGCAAAAGTCGGTTGAATATGTTCTATGGCTTAGTTTGGTTATGTTGATCGCAACTTTGTTTATCTATACTTGCTGCTATGGATATTTAAAAGTTTACGTTCAGCCCAAAAGGGAAAGACAAACTATCCTAGAACGAATTGAAGATCTCGAAAATAGTATGGATCGCTTGGAGGATTCTTTAAAATGAACTCGTTAAAAATAAATCGGTGAACAGATGACCTGGTATTATTTGCAAGAAAAGGAGTTTATAGAATGCGAGAGCTTGCCTTATTCGCAGGTGCGGGAGGTGGAATCCTTGGTGGAGTCCTGCTCGGATGGCATACGGTATGCGCAGTTGAGATCGATGCCTATTGCAGAAAGGTGCTGCTTGCCAGACAAAGAGATGGATTGCTCCCCAGATTCCCCATCTGGGATGACGTGCGAACTTTTGATGGGACACCTTGGAAAGACCGAGTTGATGTCATCAGCGGGGGATTTCCCTGTCAAGACATTTCTTGCGCAGGAAGAGGGGCTGGAATTGACGGGGTTAGATCTGGGTTATGGAGGGAGATGGCTAGAATTACCGATGAGATACGACCACGATACGTGTTTGTGGAAAACTCACCATTGCTTGTTTCGAGAGGACTTGTCGTTGTCGTCAGTGATCTTGCCTCGATGGGGTATGATGTTAGATGGTGTTGTGTATCGGCGTCTAATGCAGGAGCGGCCCATATTAGAGATCGGATCTGGATACTTGCCGACTCCCTCAAAGATAGAAGGTACTGGGGGTTTTGCAAAGTACACAATAGCGGAAAGAGGGACGCATCAGGTTATGATGTGCAATATTTGGTTGACTCGTTTTGGGACACCGTTGAATCCCTGGGGCTTGGAACTGCTAATGATGTGGCCTATGGGTTGGACCGAATTAAAGCCCTTGGGAATGGACAGGTTCCAGCAGTGGTTAGGCTTGCATGGAATACCCTAAACGGAATTCCACAAGAAAACAGACTTTATAAAAAAGGAGGGCAGAATGATTAGAGAAGAAGTGATACGAAGAATTAAAAATGGTGATTGTGATTGGGCTCGCTCGTTGCGAGACCGATGTGTCACTTTCGGCATTCCTTTCTTTTAATATTTGTAGGTCAGATTAACCATTTCAGAAGATTGTAAAACGGCGCATCCGGGTACTAAAATAGATTCTTACTTTGAACCCGAATTGATTGAATTTTAGACTATTGAACAGAAGAGGACTTTTGGAAATGGAGGTTCTAACTGCTTATGAAAATCCAACAAAATCAAAAGGAATCGGTTAGAATCGCTTGCTTTTCGACACGAAAAACGCTATGATTGAGGAGTGAAAAATGAAAGTCATCAAGGTTACAAAAGAGTATTTCCAGACAGAGGACGAGAAGGTTTATTTCTTCGAGCCTTTGGAAAAAGAAATATCCGTTGAGGATATGCAGAAGATTGTGGACGCAAACGAGAAAATAGTAAAGGAAATGAAAGATGTCAAAGATTGAACTAATACAAGGCGATTGCCTTGAAGAAATGTCTGATATAAGTGGAAAATTTATTATAGTATCAGACCCGCCGTTTAATATAGGATACAAATATAAATCCTACAAAGATAATAAAAAAGAAGATGAGTATTACGAATGGCTATATAAAATTTTTGGAAATAACCCGCAAGTATTAATACATTATCCAGAAAGTCTATATAAATATTCATTTCGGTCAGGAATGTTTCCAAATAAAGTTATTAGTTGGGTATATAACTCAAATACAGCTAAACAACATAGAGATATAGCTTTTTTCGGAGTTATGCCAGATATGAGAAAAGTTGGACAGCCCTATAAGAATCCAACGGATAAGAGAATTGCTAAAAGAATATCTGAGGGTAAAACAGCAAGACTCTATGATTGGTGGGAAATAAATCAAGTAAAGAACGTATCAAAAAAACACTCACATCCTTGTGAAATGCCTCTAAAAGTTATGGAAAATATTATAGGAATATTGCCTGATGATTATTTGATAGTTGACCCATTTATGGGAACATGTACTACGGGTGTCGCTTGCAAAAACCTCAATCGTAATTTTATAGGCATTGAACAAGACCCAGAGTATTTCAAGATAGCAGAGAAGCGAATAAATGAAAATCTATAAAATCACAGAAGCAAGCGAATATCTTGGAGTGTCAATAAACACACTCAAGACACTTGCGAACAACGAAAAGATAAAGTCTTTTAAGACTACTGGTGAGCATAGGCGTTTCCGTCAGGAAGATTTAGATGCTTATATGGGAGTCGAGAAAGAGAAGCAAGAAAAGTTGACTGTGATTTATGCCAGATGTTCAACCGCAAAACAGAAAGAGAATCTTGAACGGCAAAAAGACAGATTAAGAAAACACGCAGAAGCAAAAGGTTACAAGTATGTCCTGATTGACGAGATTGCCAGTGGGATAAATGAGAAAAGAAATGGCATACACAAGTTAATCAAGATGTGTTTTGAAGGCAAAGTTGAACGAGTATTGATTGAATATAAAGATAGGCTTGCCCGCTTTGGTTATGAATATCTGGATGCTATTTTCTCTAATCTGGAAATCACAGTTGAAATAATGGAAGTGAAAGACAAGAAATATGAAGAAGAACTGGCAGAGGATATTATGAAGATTCTCACCTGCTATTCAGCAAGATACTACGGTGCAAGAGGTGGTAGAAAGAAGAAAATTAAGGTTGAAAAAGAACCAGTCGAATCTAATGGAATTTGAAAAGGACCACTTCAGAAAAATTCCGGATGTTCGTTTTCTGGCGTCTGTTTTTGCTGTGATTTACTCTTTCTCAACTAGTTTTGATTATTTTCATTTTGCCTCTTGACAAATACTTATCACGCTGCTATATTAATAATATGAGATGCGAAACAAAAAAAGAAAACAGCGAAGGAGAAAGCGAAATGAAAGCTCTGAACACGATGGAATTTAATTGTAACACGGCGGAGGATTTTTTAAGCGAAAACGGAGTCAAAACAACGTCAGTCACGGAAATAATCCCTGATGTCTATCGATTCGGTTACGTATCTCCTAAGGATAACGGGATGGTCTACATTTTGGAGACCTCAAAAATGTACGGGCCTGATGGTTATATAACTAGGGCCTGGTCATTTAGGGAAAATTTTACTGATTTGGAAGCCGTTCGGTTTTTGGAGGGGCGACAAGATGAAAACCGTGAAATTTTGTAAAAAAGGAATACATGTACAACCCGTGTAAAGATTGCGCAAGCGCAAAAAAATACAGTGATTCCATGGGAGGTGCCAAATGACGAGAGAGGATCTACTGCCCAGTTATGCAGCCGGGGAGAGGGATTTCTCCGGGGCCGACCTGCGCGAGGCCGACCTGTCCGGGTCCGACCTGCGCGAGGCCAAACTGTCTCGGGCCAAACTGTCCGGGGCCGACCTGTCCGGGGCCAACCTGTCCGGGGCCAACCTGACCGAGACCAATTTGTCCCGGGCCAACCTGCGCGTGGCCAACCTGTCCAGTGCCAACCTGTCCGGGGCCAAACTGCACGGGACCGACCTGCACGGGACCGACATGTCCGGAGCCGATCTGTCCGGTGCCGACCTTACAGGATCCGATCTGTGCTGGGTCCACATGTCAAGGTCCGACCTGTCCAGT